ATGTACGGCACGACAATCAGTTTGCCCGTACTTGTTTGGCTCTGAATTCTCCATTCTACTTCGTTTGGCAGAATGGGTGCGGTTAGGGTGTTATTCATAGCTGACACCCTCCTTGTCAAGTCCTAATTCGTACATTAATTTGGCATCTTGCAAAAATGCAATCAGCTCGTCAATCTTTTCAGCAGGAATGGCAACCCTTTCCTTTTCGTTGATGTTCGCCCAGGTAGCAGTGATGCTAACAATGTCGGTGAATGACGAGTAATAAAACTCGTACTCGCAAGATGATACCCTGCCGTGTTTGGTTCTTTTTTCTAAATCGTGTTTCATATTTGATTGATTTGTATGGTGCAAATATAGTATAGTTTTTTATATATGCAAACTTTTTTCAAGATTTTTTTTTGGCAATGGTTACAATCAACTCTTTACTGTAAACTTCGGCCTCAAATCCTTTTTTGCGATATCTTGCAATTACCCGGTCTGCTTCTGCATTTGGCACGATGTCAAAGGACATCATCTCACGCTTCCAATATACTATGGTCGTGTATAACTCCTCTCGCACGGCTGTTCACAAATTGATAGGCAACATCAATAATCTGCTGCTCCTTTTTGCTTTTGTACTTGCCCGGTGTGTTAAGTGCTTTAATAATCGTGGCATAACTGGCAACACCATCGCAGTATTTCACCACCGCCATAACATCGCCCTTTTGCTTACAGGTTTGAAAATGATTTCGTTTCTCTTCGTAGGTCATTTTTTGCAATCTTTAATAAAATTAAATATCCGATTAAATCGTTTAGTGTGTCCTCATCCACGCCATCCATTCCTGCACCCCGTGCAATCCGGCTCAACTTGTCATCTATGCGGACAAGTAACTGCTCCTGATTGTCTGCCTTGCTGAAAACTCTCACCGGGTTAAGGGCGGAGTTTCCATACTTGGCATTTTTGTCAATCAGCAGTTGTTTTATGCTGTCGCAGGTGGCTTCAATTTTTTCTATCATTGATTTTATTTGTTATGAAAGAAACAACAGCATCCATTTCTCCGGGAAGCAATTCATTCATCATTTCAATAATGGTTTTTTTATCATGGATTGGCGAATTAGTAAATTTATCTTTACCTTTTCGCAAAAAAGTTAATATCTCTTCACGATTATATCTAACCCGTGAATTGATTTTATAGCTTTGTAATAGTCCATTATTTGTCCAAATGTGTAACGTGGGTAAAGAAACACCCAAGATTTCAGCAGCTTGGTTTCTGGTGATAAATTCATCATGCTGCGTTTTCACATTCTTAAAATTAAGAACTTCAAACATTGAATTTTGTATCATGCTTTGAAATTCCTTAATCGATACCGGGCTTAAAATCATTTGTTCCATAATCTAAAAGGGTAAATCATTTATGTCATACTTCGCTGGCTCGTCAGCAGTTGTTTTCGCCTTTTGCTCAAACTTGTATGCCTTGCCACTACCAACATATACAGGCGGTGTCTTTGCCTCTCGCTGTTCTTTCGTTTGGCTTAATTGAAGCGTGTGCGTTTCGCCAAACTTACCCTCGCTTTTGCGTTCATTCAGCACCAGTTTCAGGTACTTTTTTCCGTTTTTGCCCTCTGTTATCAGTTCCTTTGGAACATCAGTCAGGCAGATGTCAATTACTATCATATTGCTTTTGCTTTGTTTAGTTGTTTACGTTTGTATTTTAGTATGTCAAGGTGCATCACAGCATCAAAGTGTGTGCGGAATAGCATAAGATTGTCAACGCAATCCGTGTACGTTCCAAATTCAGTGAGGAACTGGGCAGAAAAAAGCCGATACAACCGGATAGCAAAACCACCATCAGGCAGTTTAACCACGTGGGGCTTGAATGGATTAATCAGTTTCATTAATAGTTTCAATCTTATACCCATCAAATGAACTTAATGTATTTTCAATGTCAATCTCTTTGCTGTTTTTTTCAATTATGATATCTTCATAATTTACCGAAACATTATGAACGGTTGCATTAATCCAAACACCACCATCTTTTTCCATTTCATCAGGCAGCCAAATCCTAATTGATTTTTTTACAGGCCCTATTATTGTTTGTTTCATTGTGCAAATATACAAAATTAAACTTCATTCACAAACAACTCAAAGTTATTTTTTATGGTTTCTAACCGGGCAGCATAACGTCTGTCAGTGGCTGCGTAATCATCAACTTTCCGGCAAGCGTGTATTACGGTGCTATGGTCACGGCCACCGCATAACCTCCCGATTTTTGCAAGTGATATGCTGGTCTTATTCCTGATTAACCACATGAATATTTGACGTGGTTCTAATACCTCACGTTTACGGGTGGAGTGCGTGGTGTGGCTCGGCAGATAGTCAGCGTATGCCGACCTAACCGCAAGGTGTGCGGCTTTGATTGCTGCATCTTGTTGCTCCATGTTCATCCGGAGCATCCGTTCCAACTCTGCAATCCTGATGCGTTGGTGTTCAATGGTTTCTTTTAGCTGCGATACCTCGCTCATGCGGAATGTGGTGCGGCTGTTTGTCTTTGGTATTTTTATTTTTGCTCTCATATTAATGTATTTCTTTATATAATCCGGTTGGCACATCATATTGGAATAGCTGTGAACCAACCGCACCCCAATGGCTGAATTTTACTTTTTGCACGTGGACTTCGACGCTGTTGTTTTGGAAATTCCGATACACCGTAATTCCGTTGTCCGTCTTATTGAAAAAGTTTGCTGAACCTGCGATGTCATAAAGTGTGGGAACTTCATAGATACCGCCATCCTTTTTCTGTATTTTGCGTGGGTGTGCCACCAAAAAGCAATGCACATTGTACCTCTCGCAGAAATTGACAATCTTGTCCAGAGATTGACCGATATATTTAGTTTCGCTTTCGCTGTACTGGTGTTCCAACTTGTTCCATGCATCAATGACAAACCAATCAATGTTCCTGCGGTTTTTAAGTTCGGCCACCTTTGACAAGATGCTGTCCAGCGTGAAATCCTTTTCCGGCTTTACGAAGTAGATATTGTTTTCCAGCAGCATCAGGGCTTCATATACTTCCTCTTGGTTCATCCTATTGTGGCCCTGAAATGGTCGCTGTGTTATCTTCCGCATCAACTTGCTGATGTGCAGTTCAACTGGCCTGTTTTCAGGGCTGTAAAACGCACCTTTCCATCCGTGTTTTTGCAGTAACTTGATAAGGATATGGTCTAAAAAGTCCGATTTACCGTGACCGGGAACACCCGTGATAGTGGTCAAATATCCCTTATGGAATTTTAGCAGGCTGTCAAATCCAGACATACCCGTTCCGCATCCCTCTGGCAATCCGTAATTGTAGAGATTTTCAATTTCTGGCAGGTAATCTGTAATGCTGAACACTCCGACCATCGGAAACTCGGTTGCGTTATTGGCAGCATCACGCAAGGCAAATGCACCATTAAGCAAAAGATATTCGTTTGCATCTTTGCAGTCAGTAAATACAATGTAATCGCATTTGTCTTTACCAAACCGCTCTGCAATGGCATTGCGTAATTCAATGCCGGGCGCATCGTTGTCAACTGCGATGTGTATCTTTTCAATGTGGTCAAACATCGGCATAAAGCGGTCAAAAAAAGTTAGGTTTGGCTGCGCCCCGTTTGGTACGCTGATAACATTTTCAATCCCTGCTTCAATCAGTGATAGTGCATCCATTTCTCCTTCAACTATCCAAACCTCTTTTGCGGTTGCAAGGCAGTCAATGTTATATGGGATGAGTTCCGCCCCTTTGTGCATCTTGAAATTCTTTGAGCCATCCCGATATTTTGTGTTTTTCAACACCCCACCCTCAAAGTAATTGAAGCAGATGCAATTGACTTCCTTGCTAACCTGCGGCATCCATTCGGATTGTTCGGTGATTTGCATTTTGTTGAGTGTGGCGGCTGTAATCCTGCGGCCCTCAAACCATTTCAGCACCTTGTCGGATAGCGTGGTGTTGTTTTTCCATTCCGGCACTTCATATTTTACCACCTCCGGGCGGTCAATGATTGCACCTTTCCATTGGCAGTGCTGGCAATACCATGCCTTTTTATCTAAGTTGACTGATAGGCATTTGTCAGTTTTCTTTTTTCGGGTGTGGCTGCACTGCGGACAAAGTGTCTGAACTTCGCCTGATGTCTTGCCAGCAGGTATTTCGATATTATGGAATGAATAGGTCAGCATACAAAGTTCCTCAAATGTTTAGGCAGAAGTCCTTTTTTGGGTTTATCTGCGAGCCATTTGCGAGCCGTCAAATATAGGTAAACATACTTTTTATTGTTTGCGAAATTTTGGATTTCATCAAGCGTTTCATCAATCTGTTCTTTTTCCCACCCATCGGCAATCAACTTGTCAAACTCCGCAGTTGTAATTTTCAAATGAGAGAAAGCTCTATATATATTTTCTTCTTTCTTTTCTTTCTTATCATTCTTAAATTCTTTAGTTGGTGTCATCTGCGTTTCATCTGCGTTTCGTTTGCGTTTCACTTGCGTTTCATCTGCGTGTCGCTCGTCTTGGTAACATTCATATTTACAAACAGTTAGCCGTGTCGAAACAGATATGTTTTCAAGTGTAATCATGCCGTCAGTTTCCAGCATACTCAAAAATCTACGTACCTTGCTTTTATCCGTGTTCCAGCGTTTTGCCCATGTATCAAGTGAATACACGCTTTGACCACGTTTACAATCGTACAAAGCACCCTTAATCAATACCTTTTTATCCTCAAAGTTTGCAGCAAGCAGGATGTCAATCCACCAATGCAGGTAGTTGCTATCTTGATATATCCAATGCTCGGAAAGTTTGCGGTGTATTTTTATCCAACCACCACTCATTGCATTTGCCCTTTCATAAATAAACGCTTACATTCTGTGTAGTAAAGCTGCTGAAATCCTAATTTGTGCATCTCATACTTGTAAACAGGCAGATGCTCTTTGATTGTGCAGTTTTGCTTTTTGACTTCCAACTGGATGATTTGATTTTCCAGTTCTTCCAGGCACCGATTGCAGATATCGGCCGGGATAGGTTTGGGTTTTGTTATATTCATAAACAAAACACCACCCACGTTCTGATGTTCAACCCGGCCAGAGCTTAGCCGCATCATACTTGTAGGTGGTGTTAAGTTAAAGTCGTTTGTCATGCTCTTAAATTTCGGCAGGGGGTTGAAGTCCTGTTGTTCCGATACGCAAATATACGAATTACTTTTTACTTTGCAAAATTATTTTCAACAAATTTCTGCTGCTCTTGCTGTGCATCAGCGTAATCAATCCGGCTTTGTATGGTAAAATACCATGCCCACCCCTTTTCCCATTCGGTAAATTGATAAGTTCCCTGCGGATATGGGTTGATACCGTCATGCAAATCAGCATCAAATTCGGCTGCGGCCTTGTGGCCTTGTTCAAATACTGTGTTCATGCCGCAAATATAATATAGTTTTTTATATCTATGCAATACTTTTTGTATAATTATTTTTATTAAAGTTATCCACAATATAAAAATATCGACTATTTACGAATAAACTTTGTGCCATGAAAGTTTACGCAGTAATTGTTGAACCAGAAGAATGGGGTAACTACATCGCCTATAAAATCATTGGAATTTACAAAAATGAAGACGATGCGAATGATAAACTTGCAGATATTATGCAGGACATAGAAGCATATTCAAAAACCTACATTCCTAAACAACCAAATGAAAGTAATGAGGATTTTTATAAAAGACACCGTTTGTATTCAGATAACTTTCCACACACAGTCGGTGATGAATGGGTTGATGTATGCTATGTGAAAGAGTTTGACCTGCTGTGAAAAAACACACCAAAGTATATCTTGACCATTTCGGATATGACAAGACCGATTTTATCCCTTGCGAGGTGTGTGGGGCACAAGCTGTGGACATTCACCACATCGAAGCACGGGGCATGGGTGGCAGCAAACACGCTGACCGCATTGAAAACCTGATGGCTCTGTGCAGAAAACACCATGAAATGTATGGGGATAGGAAGCAATGGAAAGATTGGCTGCAAAAGGTGCATGATTTGAAAATCAAACGTGAGTGACGAAAAGCCAAATCATAACAGAGATAGCAACGAGCAAATGGCTGCCGGACTTCTGCCAAAAAGTAGGAAAGCACGTCGCAAGCGATTTACAGCAGCATCTTTTGTTATTGCTCTGCGAAATGAGCGAGGACAAGATCACCAACTTGCACCAGAACGGAACACTGATATTTTACCTTGTCCGGGTGGGTGTAAATGCAGTAAACGGCAACCGATACACAAAGTTTTATCGTGACCACCTACGCACCAATGAAACGCTACCCGATGACTACGATGACACCGCTGAGGATTACGATGAAAGCAATTTTAGGCGGATGCAGGAAGCACGTGAGGCAATCAATTACAAAGAGGTGTCGTTACACTTTAACCGCTCCGAATGGTACGTGGAGAAACTTTGGATGCTATACAATGAAAATCGCAGCATGGCCAGCATAGCCAAAGCCACCAAAATAAATTACAGAGAAATCAGTCAAATCATTAATGCCCTGAAAACCCAAATAAAAGAACGCTACAATGAACTTGGTTAATATAATATCCGTTGCCGCATTAGCGGTACTGCTATCCCGGTACTTATTCCCCCCGGTGATTAGCTTTGTGTTGAAAGTCAGCACACCGCACAGACCGATTTACAAACCCTGGGAATGTGGCTTCTGTTTATCGTGGTGGCTCGGCCTTGCCGTATTCATTCCACTTGCCGGGTGGTGGGGATTGCCCTTTGCTGCCTTGTCTGCTGTGTGTGGCAGTTTAATTGACCGTTACCTATGATTGAAATTTTAATATTTTCATTTATTTCGTTTGGCTTTGGTTATTTAATTGCATACGTAAGACATACAAAGTGATGACACCCGAACAAAAAGAAATTTGCCTACAACTGAAAGAACACGTTGACCGTGTAAACAGGACAGGCACGTTAAATATACCACTTGATTATTGGGCAAAAGTCCAAGAGGTTCATTTACAATTAAAGGGGCATCACATTGATAGTTGCCGTGATTGTATGATTACTGCCATAAAAACACTATACAGAGAAGCCAATGCCTAAAATTATACATAGCGGAAACGCAGGTGATTTGATTTACTCCTTACCTGCCATGCGGAAAGCTGCCGAGCTGAAAGGCGAAACCGTTGATTTGTACCTGCATATAAACGTACCGGGCAAATACGGCAATATGTCGCACCCGATGGGCAACGTGCAGATGAACCGCAAGATGGCTGAAATGCTGGAACCTTTGTTGTGGGGTTTGGATTTTATCAACGACATCCACATAACTGAAAACGATGAAAAGGTAGATTATAACTTTGACCTATTCCGTAAATTCCACAATTACACAGGGCATATCTCACAGTGGTATTTTCATATCTACCCGGAACTGACCTGCGATTTATCCGTGCCGATTAACTTTGATTTAGCACCCAGCCCCGAAGCATTTGATATTGTTTTAAATCGGACAAGCCGATACCACAACCCCACATTTGATTACACTGCACTCCGTCAATATCAGGACAGAATAACTTTTGTCGGCCTGCCTGATGAATTTCGGGTGATTTCCGCCAAGTTGCCAAACATAAAACACTACCCGGTAAAAGATTTTTACGAACTCGCACAGGTAATATCGGGATGCAACCTATTTATCGGCAACCAGTCAATGGCCTTTGCAATAGCCGAGCAGATGAAACACCCAAGAGTTGTGGAAATATGCCCAACTGCGCACAACGTCATCCCGACAGGGCAGAACGGATTTGGTGCGTGGACAATCGTTAATCTATTACAAATTTTAAAAATACATGGCTGAAACTTTTAAAGCACACGAAAGGCGCAAAGCGTCAGGATTTTATGAAAAATACATCAAAGGTCAGGGAATAGACATTGGATGCGGCAGAATTGATACATTTGACGGCATCGACACTATCAGCATGACCGATTGTGTGCATCACGACAAAGACGATTGCGATGCAACCACAATGGACAAATACCCGGACAACACCTTTGACTACGTTTACGCTTCGCACGTGCTGGAACACCTTGACGACCCAGTTACCGCCATTCAAAATTGGTATCGCATATGCAAACCCGATGGGCATATCATCATGAGCATACCGCACCGAGATTTGTATGAGCGTAAAAAAACATTGCCGAGCCGTTGGAATTTAGACCACCGATATTTCTATCTGCCTTATTCATGTGAGCCACCACATACTTTTAGTGTTGAGGGCATCCTATTACAAACAGGCATAAAGGAGTATTGGGATATAGAGGTCATAGACACAGCAACCAACGCAGACAAACCAGAGGAACACAACAACGGAGAATTTAGCATCGAAGTAATAATCAAAAAATATGCAGTGGGTAAAACTAACAAACGTAAAACCAAATCCAAATAATCCCCGTGTCATTCGGGATGAGAAGTTTGCAAAGTTAAAGCAGTCAATTATTGACTTTCCTGAAATGTTGGAAAAGCGGCCTTTGGTTTGCTATACCGAAGGAGAACATTACATCGTGCTTGGGGGCAATATGCGCCTGAAAGCATTAAGCGACATCGGGGCAAAGGAAATCCCGGTAATTCTTGCAGACGATTGGACAGAGGAACAAAAGGCGCAGTTTCTTATCAAGGACAACGTGGGCTTCGGTGAATGGGATTGGAACGCACTTGCAAACGAATGGGATGCGGATAAGCTAACCGAGTGGGGTTTGGATTTGCCGGGCTTCAAAGTTAATTCGGATGAACTTGGAACGGAATTTAGTTTGCCCGATGGGGATAAAGCACCATTTCAACAAATGACTTTCACATTGGCAGATGAACAAGCGGAGCAAATAAAAATGGCTATTTCGGATATAAAGTTGACCAATGAGTATAAATACTCTGAAACCTTTGGAAACGAAAACAGCAACGGAAATGCGCTGTATTTAATCATAATGCAATGGGCAGAGCAAAAGAAATAATCGTAAAAGTAATACCCTCAAAGATTGCCAATGAATTTGTAAAGAAGCATCATTACTCGGGTAAGGTTGTTCCAAATAGCACTTTGCACTTTGGTTGTTTTTTAGATGAGAAATTGCATGGTGTTTTAAGTTATGGGAGTCCAATGGTTAAAAAAAACATATTAACTATTGTTCAAGATACTGGATGGAATGAAATGCTTGAACTTAATAGAATGGCTTTTGATGATTACCTGCCAAAGAATAGTGAAAGCAGATGTATTGCGATCAGCGTTAAACTATTAAAAAAGAACGCACCGCATATAAAATGGATTTTATCATTTGCAGATGGTGTGCAATGTGGAGATGGAACAATTTATAGGGCAAGTGGATTTATACTTACAAAAATAAATGATACATCACCAACAAGAATAATGCCTAATGGGAAGTTAATAAGTAGAATGACAATAACAAAAGGAAAACATATTTTAAAAAATGGTGGGAAGGCAAGTTGGCCAAAAGAATCCATACCACTTATTGGATTCCAATTAAGATACATTTATTTAATTGACAAAACTTGCAAAATAAGCGTTCCAATATTGCCATTTAGCAAAATAGACGAAATGGGAGCAGGAATGTATAAGGGGCAAAAAATAACCCTGCAAGAACGCAGGGCTAATTTGAGCGGTGAGGTCGAATCGAACGCCAATTCTAAACTGGATGTTTAGCGTGTTACCAATTACACTATCACCGCTTATATGCGACAAAGATAATCAAAAAAAACAAAGAAACAACAGTGAACGAACAAAATTTGAAAAAATTTGAAAAGGGTGTCAGCGGCAATCCAAAAGGCAGACCCAAAAAGTACGTCAGTTTATTGAAAGAGCAGGGCTACAAGTTAGCCGAAATAAACGACACCATTCAGGCGATGTTGTCAATGGACTTGGATGAGCTGAAAGAAGTGTGGCAAAACCCCAAGGCAACGATATTGGAAAAGACGATTGCCAACGCTATGCGGAAGTCATTGGAGAAAGGCAGCTTGTATTCTATTGAAACGCTTTTATCCCGTGTGTACGGCAAACCAAAGGAAACGGCTGATGTCAACCAGACCGTGAGCGGGGAGATAAAAATCACATTAGATTTAGGGGAATGAAAAGAAAATACCACCACCGCTTTCGCATCCAAGCCAAACGCAGACAATTAGAGTTTCAACGGGTGCTGATACATAACCCATATTTCCGCAATCTGTGGGCGGACATTAAACAAACAATCAAAAACAAATGAAAGTCCTTGCACTATGGAATGGCATGGGTGGTGTAGAATATCACCGCCTTTACGTGCCGCTCAAACGATTGCAGATTGACCACGCTGACGAAATCGAGGTTGAGGTATCGCAGGAGTTCAACAAATCAGGATTACCAAATTTAAAGAAATATGACCTTGTACTATTCAACAGATATTTGGGTGCTGACCACTACGAGATATTACACTACTTGGCAAAGCACGGCATCCCGTACATTATCGACATCGATGACTTTTGGGAACTGCCGAAATACCACCCGACGTATAAGTATTTCCGTGAGCATAAATTGAAGCAAGCTATTGTCGATGCCATCCGATACGCTGACGGGGTGACCACCACCACACCTCAACTGGCTGCTGAATTGCGAAAGTTGAACAGAAACGTGGAGATACTGCCCAACGCATTGGACACAACAGATGAGCATTGGTTGTCAGCACCGCAACAACGTGATGTTTTTACATTCGGTTGGGTGGGTGGCCTTACTCACAGTAACGATATTATGATAATTTCGGATGCCATTGCTCGGATATGCGATGAATACGGGGATAAGGTGCGGTTTGTCATCTGCGGTTGGATGCCGAACAATTACGTATGGGATAGCATCCTTTACAAGTTCAATGGCGGTAGTGGTGTGCTTAGACCGCAGGTGGTTGTATCAGCAGCACAAGCCCCGAACGAGTACGGCAATTTTTACCGCTTGTTTGATGTGGCACTTGCACCGCTTGAAGATACCAAGTGGAACGGGTGCAAATCGGAACTGAAAATCATTGAAGCGGCAACCTATAAGTTGCCAGTCATTGCCTCAAATGTAAACCCATATATTAACCATGCTGAAAATTACGGGGTGCATTTCACGGACAACACCCCCGATGCGTGGTATAAATCAATGAAGCATTTTTTAGACAGTCAGGAAAGTGCAAAGATTTTGGGAGACAACAATTTCTACTACTGCAAAGAGCATCACGACCTCGATAAAATTAACAACCACAGGTTGGAGTTTTACAAATGCACATCCAATATAAGCGACCATTCGTAACCGATTACCAACGCAGGATATTAGACAGCC